TTATAACGGTGATAGCTTCTCATCTTTCACTTCTGTAACACATGTCACCAAAGGAGTCTATTCAATTGATTTAACAATACCTACTACAAGTTCTAATGATTGTACCATGTATAATGATATTTGGTCTAATATTGTAATTAATGGTGTTTCTAGACCAGATATTGAACTTAATATCCCTGTAATGAATTCTATGGGTTATTATAATATTGGCAATAATGACATGTTACCTAAACAAGTTGCTGTTAACATTAGTGGAATTAAAAGTAATGAAAATATAAAACGTGGTGATATTCGTAAAGCTATAATTTCAGCCAGAATACCATATACCGTGGAACAAACTCAATCAATAGATAATCTTCAATATAGACTTTACGTAACTGAAGGTGCTAGTGAATTAACTGTCATTGATTATCAACCTGTAGAAATGGCTAACAATTACTACTATTTTTTATTAGATACAGCTAGTCTACTTCCAAATACATATTACATTGATGTCTTGGCAACTTCTAACTTAGAAGTAGCAACACTAAAAAATGTACTTAAATTTAACATAGTAAATCAAGTGGAATTAAGATGATGAAAAACCTAATTAGATTTTTATTAAAAGAAAATATAACTGAACCTATTTTTAACGATGCGTTTAAAGCATGGTTTAACGGTAGTAAAGTTGTAGATGATAATGGTAACCCTTTAGTATGTTATCATGGCACCAGCAAGAAATTTTCCACGTTTAATCGCAAATTTTCAGCACAAGGGGTGTTTTGGTTTACTTCCGATAAGAATAAAATAATATCTGGTAATTCTGGAGCTGCTAAAAGTAGTGAAATAATACCTGTATTCATTTCAGCAAGTAAAATAGCTGGATGGCCTGAATATGAAAAATATGGATTAGGTCAAATAGAGGGTATGGGATATGAGGCTATTAAATTAGATGATGATTATATTGTATTCGACCCTAGAAGAATCAAGTCTATTCATAATAAAGGTACTTGGGATAGTAATTCAAAAAATATTTTTAAATAATCATTTGTCACGCTTCAGCGTTTATATAGTATGAGTAAAACAAAATGGTTAATAGAAAACAACAAAACTGAGTGGTTTAATCCACATTTTTATATCTGGAACTCTGGTACCCCATATGAAAATCATGTACATGAATCTGTTTATGAGTGGGTGACAGATGCTAATAGAGCTTGGGAATTTTACACAAAAGAAGAAGCTGAAAATTACATTGAGAAACATTTAAAATATAAAATAAATTATCGTGATATGACATTTATAGTCACAGAACATGAATTTATTTAAAATATACTTGACAAAAAATAATTGTTTAGTATATTTATAAGAGCGTTAACTAACGTATCAGTCTCGACCATTTAAACGGTTTAGAGTTCAAACGAACAAAGATATTGGTACAACTAAAAAAAGTTAATAAAAAACAACATGAAAAAAACAATCGTAACACCTTCTAAGGTGCCTACAGTAAACATTACTGTAAACAAGAGCCGTATTAAGCTCTACAACAAAGAAGTAGAAATACCTACTTATTACCTACAAAAAGGTCAAGAATTTGAAATTGAGTTATTCAATCCTACAACAGATTCAGTACTTGCAAAAATAAGCCTTAATGGAAAAGAAATATCACAAGGTGGACTTGTCGTAAATCCAGGTCAACGTGTATTCTTAGACAGATATTTTGATGTGGCAAAAAAATTCTTATTTGATACTTATGAAGTATCCAATACTGAAGAAGTAAAAGCTGCTATCCAAAATAATGGTGATATTAAAGTATCGTTTTACAAAGAAAACGTTAGACCAATAATTAACATTACACCTAATTGGATAAAATCATCATATGGTGATACATATAAACTTGGTGATTACAATTCTGGCACCGACCCAAGATTATTAAGAGGTAATATTACTACCAATGGATTAGCTGGTACATCAACAATCCAAACCAGCAGTTTAAATCTTAGTAATTCTAGTGGTACTGTTGTAGGGGCTAGTTTTGGTGCTACACCTACAACATCAATCAACAGTATAAACTATGTTCACACATCAGATTTTAATGTATCTGATGCTGTTGGTTCACTAACAACAAGCCATTCAACTGGTGACGGTACTTTATCTTTTGGCGAACCTGAGAAATCAAGTAGAAATGTTTTAAGAAGTAAAAAATCTGTTGAAACTGGTAGAGTTGATAAAGGAAGTGATTCAAATCAAGAATTCAAATATGTTAATAAAGATTTTGACTATTTTGCATTTCATATAGTAGAATATAAATTATTACCTATATCTCAAAAAGTAGTAACTAGTGAAGATATCAATATTAAAAGATATTGTACCAATTGTGGTGCTAAACTAGGTAAGACTGATAAATTCTGTAGTAGCTGCGGAACCAAAGCATAAAAATAAAAAAATTAACGCATAAAAAAAGACTGGCATTGACCAGTCTTTTTTATTTTACCCAAAGCTTAAGTGAATCTTGACCATCTGGTGTCTTCAACCAAGCTCGATATATTTTTTTGTCTTCTTTTGATAACTTACTCACCAAATCTTTTCTCTTTTCATCACCACCACTAAATGGTACCATAACCCCACCATCATAGTGTTTATATTCACATGTTTTGAGCATTTGGAAATATCTGTTACCTTTATCAGTTTTAGATTTTAGGACAACTGTATCAGTTATTAGAGATTCATATATTGGTAGGATTTTCATGATAATTTAAAAAAACAAAATAAAAAAGGAAGCCATTTTCGCCAACTTAATTTTCTTTTAAATGATAACTCTTTGAAGTGGTCAATGAATATTTTTCTTTCTCTATCAGTTAATTGTTTTGATGTATTCATAATAGTTTATTATAAATATCTAGGACCTTTAGAAAGGTTATCAGGTGCCCATAATGGTTGAAGATTTGTTAACGCCCAACACTCTTTAAATTCAATATCATCAGTGCTAGTAAACTTAAATGTAGTCATAGGTCTTTTATGGTCAACATGCCATTTACCATAATTTTCCCATGTCATACCCTCAGTAAATAATCCTTCCAAATGTATCATCAATTCTTCGATAGTATAACCTAATAAATCAAAGGTTTTACTTGTTTTATTAATATTACGTTCTTTAAGAACTTGCCATACAGCTGTACGTGTTCGAATACCTAAACGATATTTAGGGTCCTCAGCTCGTCTTTTACGTTCATAATCTCTTGCATATTTATTCACGTGTTCTCTATTATCTTCACGCCATTTAGTATGTTTTGTTTTTAAATAAACTTGCTTATCCTTAGCCCATTCTTTGTGATTTATTAATTTCTTGATTTTAACCTCTGGTTTACTGTTATATTTTGCTTGAGCAACTTCTCTCCCACCAATATTTCTTCTACCAGACGGACCCATTACAACCCCATTTTCTTTTAGAGTTCTTAAAATAATACTTTGGTGGAAACCCATTTTTTGACTTATTGTTGTTGAACCTAATAATTCATCATTATACATACGTAAACATTCTTTTACTTGGTCTGGTGTTAATTCTATTTTTCTACTCATAATACAAATATAGTAACAATCTATTTAAAAGTCAAGTACTATAAACAAAAAAGGTGGAATAAATCCACCTTTTTATATTTAGTTTAAACTAAGATTAACGAAGTTCATTCATATTGAAAGTTTGTACACCATCTACACGTAGGTGGGCGTAAAACCTGTTATTTACGACCTTTTTAGCGTATCTTGTCATAATACCTTTAACTGGAGCAAAGTTAAATGGATTGTACATTGTAGGTGTTAATTGCAATGGCACGTATGGTGCGTAAATGTAACCTGTATCTAACAATGATTTTCCTTTGTGACCAATTATGATAGAGTAAGCTGGTGCATATGGGTCACGGTACACTTGGTAACGGCCACTTAATGTTCCAATTCTTTCAATACCCATGTTGTATTGGTCTTGCTCTGGGTTAGCATCACTTACGTGGAAGTATTCTAAGTCATCTAAGATAGCAGAGATTTCTGAAGATACAACGATAAAGTTAGCACCACCACGAAGGGTTGACTTGTGGATTTGAGCACTCAATTGGTTAACTCTAGTGATAAGAGTTTGGTTCCAATCTTTTTGTGTGTATGGGCTAGCAGCTGAAGAAGCTTTTCTCCAACCATTGTAGTCCCAACGTAATTGCCATGCAGCAGCTTTACGTAAATCTCTAAGGATTTCACGGTCAATTTCAGCAGCAACTTGTTCTGACAACATAGCTGTCAATTCAGCTTCAGCGTCAATGTTGTGGAATGCACTAACATCTTGAGCTAATTCTGGTGACCAAGTAGCACGTAATTTTCTTTCTTCAACAGCAACAACAACTTCATCCAATCTGAATGAAACTTCACCAAGTTCAGTTTCAAGTTCAAGAGAAGCGTATTCTGCCCAAGCGATAGATAAGTTACCAGTATATGCACTGTAGTTAGCAGAAGCACCTGTTGCAACAACACCTGTGTAACCATCATAAGTTGCAGTACCATTGATACCAACTGGAGCACGTAAATCTAATTCGATGTACATTGTTCCTAAAGCGTCAGTTAACACTTGGTTACCACTTACGATACCTTTACCATATTGTTGAGTTACGATACGGAATGGAATTTCTTTATTTTGAGCGATGATAACATTACCATCTGGGTCAACCTTAGCAGCACCAGTGTTAATAACATGTAATGAAGCTAAGAAAGATTCAGTATCCATGTTGTTACCATCAGGACCAGTCAATACTTCTCTACCAGCACCACCGTTGTTAGTATAACCGAAGTTACCACTAAAACCTGTTACAGCTACGATAATACTTCTGATAGTACCATCAGTTGCAGTAGGAACAGCAGTTCCACCAGCAGCTACAGTAAATGTACCGTTAGTACCTAAGCTATAAGCTGAGATTGCTGTGATTGCTTTAATTGTAAGAGTTCCTTTTGAGTTATCAAACATACCGTCATTGTAGAAAATGTCGTATAAGTTTTTTGCTTGCCATTGTGTTAACGGTTGAGAGTTTGCACCAACTACAGCGATAGGTAAAGCAGCAACAGTTGCAACACCGTTGTGTTCACCATTAAGACCAGTGTGAGCTGAGTATGTAGTACCATAAACATCAGAAGATGGAGTAGTAGCATAATTACTTCCAGCAACACCAGCAGCGTCTACACGGCTAGAAGTTTGAGGAACGAAGAAGAACAATTTACCAATTGGCATGTTCATAGCTTGTACTGATACGATATCATTAGCTAATAATTTTGAGAAAACACGTCTAACAATAGGGAATACAACTGTTTCGAATGAACCAGATGAGTTAGCTGTTGTTGATTCAGTTAATAATGTAGAAGCTTGGTTCTCATATAACTGAGCGATATTTTCTTTTACGTGACCTCTAAGACCTTCAAGGAAGCCTAAGCTATTCCATTTGTCTTGAGTTTCTTTACGGATGGCTTTCATGTGGTTTAATCCGATATTACCCACTTGTCCAGATGTTAATAAATGTGACATTGTTTTTTTATGTTTAGTTTTTTATTATTGTTATTTGTTCTCAACACGTTGAATCAAATCAAGGATTCTTTTTGTTGAAGGGTCAACGTAGGCTGTGCTTTCGTTTAATTGTTTTGAGCTACCTGTGCTAACCTCTTTAATGATTTTATTTTCTATTGATTCATTGATTGGTTTTCTTGATTCCAATTCATTACCGATAGTTTTGTATAACTTTTTAGACTCCTTAAGGTTGCTAACTTCTTCATCAAATCTTCTCATGATGTTTTGTTTTTCACTCTTAGTAGTTGCGTGTTCCATGAATAATCTAGTTGCATAACTAAGATTACTATTGAATACCACTGTTTCAACTAACTTTGTTCTAAATTCTTTAAGAGCTGCTCTGAATTCATCATTCTCAACTTTTAATTTTTTAGCTTCAGTTAAAATTGTATTGTATTTCTTTTTAGTTTCAGAAACTAATTTTCTTGATTCATTTAATTCTTTTGGATTTGATTGAGCACCTATTGAACCAGCTGTAGTTGGATTACGATGGTTACCCACACTCATTCCAATACCAACACTAATTTTCTCATCAATAGTTTCTTCTTCCTCTTCTCCTGATTCATCATCAGTATCAGGTTCAGCACCTATTTCAGAATCAGTATCTCCTGTTTCTTCAGCACCCATTTCTTCAGCTTCACCACCTTCATCATCAACTGGAACTAAATCCGCTGGTTCATCAGAACCAATTTCTTCATCGTCCATTTCAATTTCGTAGTCAACATCGTCATCACCCATTTCTGAGCCTAAGCCTGATGCACCCATTTCTGATGCTCCACCTTTAACGATGTATTCTCCTGGTTCGCTTACGGTTAAATGAATATCATCACCAACGATTTCGATTTCGTCTTCACCACTCATTTTTTTGTAGATAGCGATAACGTCATCATCACTAGCAGCTGTCATGTCAATTTCGTCTCCTCCTAATGCGTCAGCATTCATTCCGATTTCTGGAGCCATTTCTGGTTCCACTTCTGTTGAGCCTTCTAAATCTTCTAAGCTACTAATTCCTGATTCAGGTTCATCTTCCATCCCAATTGTTTCGATATCGGCAGAAGCTGCATTAGCATCACCACCTAAATCTATTCCTTGGTCTTCAGTAGAATCTAAATCTTCTTCTTCATAAACCTCTTTTGTAAGAGATTCTTTCACAACACCATCAATTTCTTCTTTAGCTACGCTACGAAGTATTTCTTTTGTGTTGGCATTAAGAGCACTCTCGATATTTTTGATATCTAATAATGCTTCTTCAAGTATTGATTTTTTGTCTGCCATTTTAGTATTTAAATTTTTTTATTATTACTATTTGCAATAAATATTTAATCTTATTTCCTAATAAATATGTGTCGTTTATTGAAAAGACACGATATGTATGAAAAAAATGAGAAAAATGTTTAATCTAGAAGAAATTTATCTAGTTTATGTGTTAATGTTTCAGTAATTGTATTTGATTTGTATTCCACACCTTCAACAAAAGGTCTTGCTTCTTCTACGTTTTTAAATATCCAAGCATCTGGAGTAGATGGTGCTGTTACGATATCCCAACAGATGATTTCAAAATCATCTTGTACTATTTGCTCACCATTTTTACCTTCGGCTAATGACCCAACACCTCTTGATGATACACCAATTTTAATTCTATTTCTTAATAGATTAGCTACTTCATCACCCTTGGTTGAAACGATACCGAATTTTATGAAACCTGGGGTCATGAGGATTTCCATTTTACCCATAAGAGTATGACCCTCCCACCATGTTTCAATAATGTTATGCGAGATTCTATCACCAGCAATAACACTTGATTCTGGATGGTCTAATTCACCGACAGCAGAACGTTCTTGAATTGCTTTTTGATATATTTCGTTTTGTCTGTAAAGGATTGCTTTTGAATATCTTCTACCATTACGATTTAAGACATCATATTTCTGAAGGATAACATAGACTATCAATGGTTCCATTATTGCTAACTTACCAGTTTCTATTTTTTTCATTTCATTAATGAAAGGTTGATTTCTTGGCTCATCTGGATTAATACATCCAGCATCATGCTCAATTAAAATCCCAGTACCACTCTCACCACGTTTAAGTATCTTTAAATCCATATTTATAAGGTTATAGATATAAATATGTTAAGGACAATAAAAAAGCCCTATTCGTGGGAATAGGGCTTAAGTTTATTTTTTCTTATTGTAAAATTTGAATGATTCGTCATCTTCAAATATATTCAGAATAACATGTCGAGAAATTTCAGTTAGTATGTCTTTCATATATTCAGAATTAACTTGGTGTTCTAGTTCTGAGAATAGTGTTATTTCACAACTCATAAAACTACGTTTACCATATTTGATTCCAGATTCTCGAATATCCAAATCAATGATATTTCTATTGTAATCAAACGTTTTGCTTTCATCAGAATATAGAAAATTAAATACTAATTGTTTTATGTTCTTATGTAAGTTTCGAATGGTTCTATTATAATTCGAATTATTAGGGCTGATAGGGTCAGCCCATGCTGAAATGTTAATATAAACTGCTTTTGGATTCTTGTTGTCTATACTACCAAACGTTACGTTATAATTCTTAAATTCTTTGGTTTTTATTTCTTTACCTGTTTTCATGGTTTTCCTGGGTTTTATGTGCAATTATAAGCATTTTTTTCCAGGTAGTCAACCATTATTTTTATTTATCTAAGTTTGCTCCAAATAGAAATAGCAATACCTACGGCAATTTGAACAAAGGTGAAAATAGCAATAGCAGCAGCCCATCTATTTTTTTGTTTATATATCTCATCCTTGGCTTCTTTCATCTGAGATGGCGACCATACTTCGTTAACCTTCTCAAGCCATTTGCTATGAGAATCTACCTTACCTTCTATGTTTTTAACTTCAGTAAGTTTTTGGTTTAATTCGTTAAACCTAGTATCCATACCATTACGCATATTATCATAGTTCTCATTAAGACGTTCTAACTCTTTTAGAACTAATTTACTATAGTCGCTCCAAGTATCTTTTTCTATTGGCATGATTAAAAATTTACGTTGTTTAAAATACTAGTTATTTGTGTGCACATTTTTTCGTAGCACTTTATTTTTTTTTGTGGTGTAGATGAAGTAATTACTTCATCCTTACCTTCTGTAATTATGTTTTTTAGGCTCTTTAAAACTAATTCGTATTCACCTTCAGGTGAATGGTCTGCAATTTTGTTAGTTAATTCTCTTAACTTTGAAAGATTGTCGTTGATAACTTTTTCCATTTTTTTAAACTATTAATTTTGTTTTAGATTACTTCTTAACTCAACTAATTTGGATATGTTTTTATAATAATCCTCATCTATACTTTGTGTATCATTTAACAACTTTTCTTTAACTTTTAGCAACTTTTCTTTAACTGTTAAATCAGTTGTGTTAAGATTTTCATTTATCAATGAAATGCATTCTTTAAGAGTCGAAGAGTAGATTTCTTGTTTCTCCTCAGATGTTGAATCAATTAAAGATTTAAGGATTTTCTTTTCTGATTCATCAAGTGTTGAATACTTTTCGTTATACTTACTGACCATAATAGAACTAAGCATACTATTAGGTAAGCCTAAAGCTTCAGTAAATACTTTAACCTTATTAGTTTTTATATAGTTAACCACAAAACTTGTAGCTTCTACAATACTATCAATAGTGTTTGGATTTTTCTCAGTAAAAATAAGTTTTGAGATGTTTTCATGTAACTCACTATTGTTGTAAGTATTATTCTTTTCAAACAAAACTAATTTAGTTAGTTTACCATTAGCGTTAAAGATATCTTTCTTTGTAAATTTAGAAAATAATTTAATATTTTCGTTTACAAATAATGATGCTTTATCATGGTCCGATTCAACCTTATTTTCAATGTTGGTATAAACCAAAAATTGAGTTTTAAGTATTTCGTTTTCGTTAATTAAATTAACGTATTGTTTGAATATCTTTTTTCTATCGTCATCTTGATTCACCACGCTTTCAACTAATATATCATTGAAAACATTTTTTAAAAGACCGAAATTTTGTGTTTGTGATTTTATATCTGACATGGTAATTCCTTTGTTGTTAATAAATATAGTTATTTTACCTAAAATTATGATTCTTCTAACATTTTATCAATGTCATTTATCATATTATCCATTTCCTTATTGATTTTAACGTTTTTATTATAAATTTTAACGTTCTCAACTATTGGTTTTTTATTAGGTGTTACGGATTCAATAAGTGCATCCATAAATCTACCTTGATACTTTTTAGTTCTCTCGTTCAATTTATCACCTATTATCGTTTTATTCTCAGTTAATATTTTTTGTACTTTTTTAAGTGATTCCGCAACTTCAGTTGGTTCTGTTTCTGGCTCTTCAACTTCTCCACCTGTAGTATCATCAGTTTCTAAACCTTCTTCTTCATCACCACCATCTTCGTTTTCGTCATCAAAATCTAAATCTTCACCACCAGCTCCACCGCCTCCAAATGAACCACCTAAACCAGCAGCACCTCCACCGCCTCCATCAGCTCCATCACCTTCTGGTGCTCCACCTTCAGAACCGCCTTTCATAGCTAATTTAATATCACCATAAACTCTATCAACAACATCAAACATACCAGTATGCTTGATAACAGCAGCAGTATTTTGTAATTCAGCAGCAGCAGCTTTTTCCATACGTTGTTCAAGTAAATCTTGTTTTATTTCATCATCAGACATACCTAAGATATCACGTTTCGCACGAGTCATTGACATAGGGGCAAATCCATTACCAGCATCACTAACAGCATCTTTAAATAAGGTAACCTTAATTTGGGTTTGCTCAATCTTAAGCATTTCAGCTTGTGTAGATGGGTTATTAAGTGTTAGAGTAAAATTATCGAAATCTTCTTCAAAACCTAATAAGTAGAGATGTATAATCGCTATTTTATTAAGTTCTTGTAACATTGCTTGTTGGATTCTATTGATAGTTCTAGAAAAACGAATGTCTTGAATAGCTAAGTTTTTACCTTCTCCAGTTGCATCATCAAAACCTAAGAAAGGTTTAGGCACACGTAGAGCAGTAAATAAATTATTTCTCAAATATTCGATATCAGCAATTTGGTCAAGGTTTTGAGCCCCAGGTAGTGTATCAATTGGATTAGGTGCATCTTCAGTACGAACAGGTATAAAAAAATCTTGGTCGTTAGCTAATTGATTATATCTAAGGTCGATTTGCCCTGTTTGAGGGTCAATAATTGGCATACGTTTAAATCTATCAGCAATAGAATTCACATATGCCTCAACATCTCCATCATCAATATTACCAACATAAATCTTATACACACGTCTTTCAGGAGCACGTGTAACACGATAGACAAGCATCGAGTCTTCAGAAAGGATTAATTGTTTCCAAATACGTCTTGCTTTTTCTAATACTGATGTACCATATGGTAAACGTCTGTCATCACCTAATAAACGGAAATGAGCAATTTGCCATGAATTGAATTCAACATCACGACCCCTCCAATAAAACTTAGTTTTATCGCCAGTATTAGTCGAATCAGTATTGGTAGTATCATTGCTATTAATCAAATCAAATAATCCCATTTCTTTACGTTCCATTTCATAATTAGGCATTTGTTTTGCGCCTAAGATACCACCTCTATCATTGATATTTAGAAACACAAAATTATCACCATATTTACATGTGTTTCTAACCCACATAGGTAATGAAACATGCAAATCAAGTCGATTAAAAAATAAATCTTCTAAGATACCCTTAACACGTTTACTATCAGAATACACATTCATGATTCTACCCTTGTCATTAAGGGTTGTGGATTCTTCCATCATAACATCTAAAGCAGCTGCTATTGTTGGGTAAAATTCCATAGACTCAAAATCTGCATATGAACCAATACGAGTTGTTTCATAATTAATAGATTGTTGGAATAAACCACTCTCAACTTTTCTCCATGTATTACCAATAAGCTTATTTTGTTGAGCTTGTAATTTAGCTCTTTCGTATTCACCTTTATCAGTTGTTTTAAGTAACACATCGTTACCCATGTTATATCGTTGAGTTTGTGGTTGTTTTTGGGTTATCTTGCTAGCGTTGGGACCAAGAACTTGACCTAACCTTTGAAAGATTGTTTGTTTATTATTAGCCATAAATTTTTTTGTTTAAAATATAGTTCCTTATTAATGAAAATAAAGATTATTGTACATAATCGCATTCAACATATGCTAAATGCTGTTGTTGAGAATTGACTACAACTAAATCATATGTGTATGTAGTTACCCAATCTTGACCTTTTGAGTTCGGTGTTGCAGTGCAATAGAAAGGTCTTTTATCGTTATTTTTTTTAAGAGCTTTATCAGCATTTATCTTATTATCAACTACTGACCATTTATAAATTTCAGCACCATATCCTTTTCTTACGAATGTCTTATTATTTGCCATTTTGTTTAATTTATTTTGAACCACTAAACAACCACATATATTTACCAGTTGGGTCTTGCATATTTTTTGATACAATTGGATTAAAATTTGGTTTTTTAGTTGCTATTTTATTACGATTTTGTTTACTAACAAAATCAGTACCTTTATCTAAGTCTGTTGTTTTTGGATTTGTATTAGCACCAGCTAACCATCCATTCAACATAGCTTTATTTTGTTTCTCTAATCGTTCTAATTTTTTGAATGAGTGTTCTAATACCCATAATGCCATGGCTAATCCCATTAAACAGTCATCATGATAACCTTCCATATGGTCTGGTCTACCATTTTTATAAATGAAAGTATTCATCTCTGAAGTCATTCTAACAGAACGAATCTTAATGTTGTTCATTCTTATTTGATATTCTAAGTTAGAAAGCATTGGAAGACGTACTGAGGTGGCGTGAAAACCTGGAACCTTGTTTTCTTTATTGTGATTAGTTAGTTCTCGTTGTCTAGCAGATAAAATTTTACCATCTTGATTATCATAGTGAAGATTTTTGTAATTGAACTCAAGTAATTTTAATACTGTAGAAACACCCATACCACCAGTGACATCGACTACGGTATATGCATTATACATATTACCATACTCTTCAGCTAATTGTGCTAATAAGTCTGGTTGTATCTTACCTTGATATTCTAAAACTTGTTCCATGGTAGTAAAATCAATGATAACAATTGTTGATGAATCCGCACCATCACCTCTAGATACATCGACACCAGAAATATATTGATGTCCCTCCACAGGTAAGGCCCATATCCATGTTTCATTTTCAAGACCCATTTTCATTATAGGTTCTCTAACATTATGTTTATTTTGATATTCAATGTATTCTTCACTAATAACATTACCCCCAGAACCGATGAATGATACATCTAGTTCTTGAGCAATCATCTTGGCATCGTTATTCATACCTAAACACATGTGTTCATACCATGATGATGTTGGTTTCCAACCATCATTTATTTTTTCATGATAAGAATTAAAGGTGAATTCTATTTCAGCCAATACAGCGTCTCCCTTGGTCCAACGTAAATCTTTATTGTAACGCAAATCTTCATACCATTTCATTTCAATGATATTAAAATTGTTTTCTTTTTTCTTAGCTTGGTCGTAAGTTTTATAGTATAGAGAATCCATACCGTTAGGGGTTGAAATAAGCATTGCTTTACCACCAGTACCTAATGCTGTTAAAGCAGCACCAAACACTTCAGCACCGTTATCAATATAAGCTGCTTCATCCATTACAAGATACGTTGGTGTAAAACCACGTAAGGCATCTTTAGATGTAGCAACAGCTTTAACACGGCTATTGTTAGGTAATCTAATTTCTTTTTTTGAATCAACTAAGAAAATACTCTTAGCTTCATTCTTTGCATTACCATAATATTCATTACCCCAAACCCATCTAGGTAATTGGTTTAAGAAATCTTTAATCTTGGCTAGAAACTCAAATGCTAATTCTTGTTTATTAGCAACAATCAAAATATTTTCTGGATTTTCTTTATCAGCAAAACCAACCTTTACTGCTAAATAGGCAGCGGTAGTGGTAGATACACCAGCTTGTCTTGGTTTGGTAACTAAATTAAATCTATGTTTTTCATAGGCATAGATTATTTCCTTTTGTCTTGGAAATAATTGGAATGGCACAAACCCTTCTTGAGTCTTATCAAATGTCTCTAAATAAGTCTCTATTGCATAAATTGGTTTAACTAAACATTTTGCGTATTCTTTATATATCTCTGTTGTTGTTAACATATAATTTTATCTATAAATATGTTAACACCAGCTAAAGTGCTTGTTTTAAAACAAATAAGGCCCCAATTGGGGCCTTATCTTATGTCTTAATAATAAATTTTACAGTAACTCGTTTATATCGAAACCTGTGTCGTAATCAGTATCGGAATTTCCTTCATCTGAACCACCGAAAAGCTCTTTAAAATCAAAGCTTCCGAGCGTTTCATCAGTGTCGTAATTTTCTGATTTTTCTGGTTCATCCGAACCAATTTCATTCATTGCCACATTAAATTCATCTTCTTGCAAATCAGACTTCACATCTTTAACAATATTTGCTATTATTTTTTTACCTTCTTTGGTATTAGCCATGATTTCTCTCATCTTCATATTGAATTCTTTTACTGGTAAAGCAGCTAATTCAGCATAAATATGATGTTTCAAATTGAAGTCATCTGGGTCAATAAGATTAGTAAAACGACCCCATAATGCAGGTCCTAATCTCATATCCCATGGTTCAGCAGCTAAGAAATCAGCTTTATTGATTACATATTCTCCAATACGTTTGTTTTTTGGTAAACCATGTGCTGATAATAACTCCATAACACCCTTAACTAATTCATGAATTAAAACTGGAAATACCATTGCTTGAGCATGAATAACAGCTTTAGGATTTGATGCAGTTGGGAATTGAACTCTAACAACACCACCATTAATACCATTTTCCATTTCAGGAATTATATAATACATATAATCGGCAGCTGACATCATCTTAGAATACTTATTAGGAAGTCTAGGGTCCATTTCAGTTAACTCATCATCTACCATATGGTGAATGTGGTTCACTTTTTTACCAGCACCTTGTATCATAGCGTTTAAAAATCTACGTTTGTAAACTTCTTCTTTGGCATTAACAATATCTTCATAATTTTTGAATTGAGTTTCGGTAGCCATAGGTTTAGGGTTCTTTTTAGTACCAACCATATTAACACTTGGTGTTAATTCAGCGTGTATTTCCACAACATCTTCATCCATGTCATATTCTTCACGAATAATACGTTCTGCTAATTTCTCAAGAGATTTCTTATGTTTAGATTCTAGTTCCATAGCATCTTTAACCAAAGACATCATATTGTGTTTAACACCTGCCTCATCAATGGTATCAGTATCAAAAGCTCTTTTGTATCTTTTAGCAACTTCACTAAAACGTTCACCCATTATTTTTTGTTCAAAACTTGATTCATCATCATCAGGGAAAATTGGATGTTTACCTAATGAGTGGGTTCTATTTAACAAATCTTCTTCAAGTTGTTTATGCATTCTTTCGCTCATACCTTCTGGATAAACAACGCTCTCATTTAAACGTTTGCTTTGTAAAGCTTTTTTTAATGCTTCTTCAGCTATTTTTTTATAATTACTCATTATTGTATGTCTTTTACTTTAATTGTCTTTAAAACCTTCTTATTTTCAGTTATACCATGTTGGGCTTGTTGGAAATCAATATTAGTCGTTGTAACTGCTATGTCTTTTAGACTAGCTATTAATGTAGATAATTGATTTCTAGGAACACCAATCATTTCAGCGAATGCTGCAATAACTTCTCTTCTAGCTACAGGTGTTTTAATACTATCTATAATATTAGTAGGGATTCTCTTCTTAATTAAATCCATTAGTTTCTTAGCTTTTAGATTCATTTCTTCATCTGTTTCATCACCAGTTGGGGCAACTTCTCTTAAATTTCTATTCTTAGAACCAAACAATTTTTCAGAAACATGTTTTTTAAATTGAGGGAGATTCAAATAACTTTCTTCTTCGCTCATATTAGCCTTAGCTAATTCTTCAATAGATTTAAATTTTCTAACTTTTCCATTACTATTATTAACAACAAAGTGTTTGTATTCTCCCAAATAAGTGTCGTTAGAAGGTTCTTTTTCAGGTGCTGATTGAATATCTTGCCCAGATAAACCCATTTGTTCCTTCATAGGTTTAGCAATGTTTTCTTCAAAATATTCCATACTATGAATCATATTATCCCCACCATCATGCATATCATCATGACAATAAACACACAATACAACTTCTTTAGACGCATTTAACCCTCTAACCATTTGATATTTCTTATTGTTTATAACAAATGGTTGAGACACTTTTCCATCTGGACCTTTTACATTTGAAAGATACTTGATAGTAGCTTGGTCCTGTGGTTCAATAGTTTCATTTTCTTCCATTTGACTAGCCATTGAAGCAGATACAGAACTAGTAGGTAATTCTTTATCATTAGTAATTGTGATATCAGATTTATCATTAGGATTTAACTTACCAGAAAGTTTTTTATACGTCTGATAATCCATATTTATTTCATTAATTTTTTTCTTCATGGTGTTCTTTATTATACTTTAGTATTAGGTCTTTTTCATACAACTTAGCTTCAACATCTTTTATCTTCTCGCCAAATTTGAAACAAAGTCTTTTATCAGGATATGCATCGTATGAGTTTATGTTTTCCCAAGCTAATGCTATAACTCCATCAATTGCATCCCAAACAGCGAATGTATCGCTATTTTGAATAACATCTAATTTTAATTCTGATTCAAGTCTACCAACTTTTTTAATGAATTTCTCATGTGGTGCCTCTGGTCGTCCTGACGCTGGAAAAGTGTCCCAATCCTCACCATCAATATCTTTAGTTGTATTAGAGAAAATGAATTCATAAATGAAATCACCTTTGTAATCTTTCCCAACCATATTGATATAAATTAAAAACAATTCACTCATTACTTACTAGCTTTAGGGTCTGGTTGAGTGTTAGGCATTGGTAAGAAAGGTTTGTTTCGTCTACTTGGCGTTACAATAGGTAATTCAGCTGGTTTCGTAGGGGTTGGTTTAGTAATAGGTTCAAGTAATGGTTCAGCTGTTGCAGTATCATCTTGATTGAGAGTTTCTTTTAACATTTGTTTTATTTGATTTTTATCAAATATACTACTTTTTTTCGACTCTGACAAGCTTTTGTCATTTAATATATCATTAGAATGAGGTTGGAACATATTATTCTTTGGGACATCTTTAAGAAAAATATTATCATCCTCAACAATTTGTCTTTCGTCAACATCAACATCCACTTCAGAATTATCTATATCAATATCTTTCTCAGTATCTTGTTCAATACCATCATTTCTCTCTTCATCATCATTGGTCCCTGATTCTTTAACCTTCTTGATGATATCATTTTGGTCTTCTGGGTCCATTTCTGAAACGTGAGTAGCCGACAATAAAGAGTTTATTGCAAACTTCTCTAATTCATAATCTGGTTGACTTTGTTGTCCATTATATTTTCTAAGTGATTGACCTAGTTTACCAGTTAATTGTTCAATAAATTTTTTAGGGTCTGATTCTTCATCCACAGCAATACCAGCATCAAAAGGTTCATCATCAAATGGTTTTTCACTTGATGATGCTTCTGGTGGTACACTCCCATCATTTGGAACAGGAGAAGGTTCAGCAGCAGGTGCTGGGTTAGAAGTTTGGGTTGGTTCAGGTGCTGGGTTAGAATTTCCTAACTTAAGCGTATATTTTTTAATCCCACCTTCTTTTAGTTTAGTAACTACTTTTTTTTTTCAGTATCTTCTACATCATCTTTACCAGATTCAGCAATCATGGCATCAATAGCTTTTTCAGCTTCGCTCATTTCGATTTCTTCTTCCTCTTCGATAGTTTCTTCTTCTTCTTCTTCAAATCCTTCCATCTCAGCAACTCTAGACATGTTAGGGCTAATATTTCCTTCACCAGAAAAACCGTTACCATTCATATTAGCAAGTCCACCTATAGCGTTTTCACCTAAAAGATAATCATTCTTAAAGATATTGATTTCACCTTCATAGTTATAAGCTTCAGCAAGGCTTCTAAATTTAAAATTTAATTGTTTTACTGCTTCATTATAAGAATCGTAAGCTTCAGAAAACTTGTTCTGTAATCCACCGATATATTTAAAATCTTCAGCTACCAAACCAGTTGTTTTACTAGCTTTTTTTACAAACCATTTATGGTTTTCTCTTATGATAGCGTAAGCACCACCATCAGGACCTGTCTTAGTTAATTCAACAACGATACTAGATTTAGTTTCGTTAATAGGTGCAATACCCATTAATTCTTTCATACGTTCGTTGATTTGATTTCCTTTAAGACCAACTGGAGTTATTACAATATTTTTTTTCATGATTCTATTTTTGTTTATCTAATATAAATATATCTTTGTTATTTAAAGGATTAATATGTCCCACCAATAGTATTACTATTAGCGTAAAAATTTTGATTCTCACCTAATAAGTAACAACCAGTACCACCACTAAGTGTTCTAATTGTTATGTTAAGATTTGAACCTGCACCTACACTCACAACAATACCATTTATGGTAATTGAGCAACCAGCACTTCCACCATAAACTTCGTTATAAGTGTGAGCTGTTAGATTAGGTGCGTCAGCAGGTACGATAACACTATGAACATCATATATATTTGCCATTATTTTACTTTTCTTATAAATATCGTTATAAAACAAAAAAACCACCTAATTAGGTGGTTTTATTATATTAATTGGATAAAGGGGCTTTAATACTTGGATGTGATTGATAGTTCTTCAATTCGAAATCAGTAATCTCGAAACCTTTTAAATTAGTATCCAGTAATCCAACACCACACTCACCTGATACAGTATTCCAAAATTCAGTATTGATACTTAAACTAGGTAATGGATAAGGTTCTCTTGTATGACCAATCTTAATTTTTACTTTTTTTGGTTCATATGTTACCTTATCATAAATGGTTGGACTATCTTCAAGAATATCTTGACCTATTTGTTCCTTAGCTTGTTCAATATGGTTTAGATATAAATGTGTGTCACCTAGGTTACCGATTAATTCATCAGGAACCATATTACATTCTTTAGCAAGTATTTCTAATAATAACCCATAAGATGCTATATTAAAAGGTAAACCTAAAAATGTATCAACACTACGTTGATTCCAAGATAAAGATAAAGCTCTAGTAGGTAACAGATTTAATTCGTCTGCATGTTCAATAAGGTATTGTTTTTCTAAATCTCTAAAATAAGATGCTTTGTGATATTCTTGAATTTTAACTAATTCATGTTTTTTATCGAGGTATTCAACTAATGTTGGGTGGTTAACATATCTTTCTTTTGTAGATAATTCACGAGTATAACATTGGAAACCATAATGACATGGTGGTAATACCATATCATCTAATTCAGCTGGATTCCAAGCGTTAACTATTAAACGTCTTGAATCAGGGTTATTTTTAATGTTATAAATTAAATCAGTGATTTGGTCTATTGGATTGTTTTGCATTTCAAAACCATTAGGTGCTATTTCATCACCAGTAAAATTATTCCATTTTCTCCATTGAGCCCCATAAATTGGTCCTAAATCACCCCATCTGGAAGCGAATATATGGTCAGTTTTTATGTTTATAATAAATTCTTCTTGTGTCAATTGTCTATATTCCCCATCTATCCAATTTTCTTCTGGATGAAATGACATTTTTTTCTGATAATTTTTATAAGTATCACCATCCCAAATATGACAATTATTATCTACTAAATATTTTATGTTGGTATTCCCTTGTAAGAACCAAATTAATTCGGTTACAATACCCTTGAAATACATTTTCT